CTATTTGTTAGGGGCTGACGGATTACTCCATCAGTCCTCCACCACTGACCTTTAATTTGTTTCAATTCGAGACGCTGTCACCCTGCACCTTTCACCCAATAAGGCAGGCTTGGGATTAGTTTACTCCAAATGGTTGTCAGCACCACTGACTTTTTCCATTATAATATTTAATAGCGGTATAGGATATGGTTTGTTACGCCAATACGCAATTCTATTCCAACTATTAAAAAGGCAGGTCGTCAGCACCTGTAGAGTCTGCAGTCACCGGAGCACTGTTGCCAGCGAGCGGGTCGTTAGGCTTTTCGACGTCAGCCTGTACGGGACGCTCCAGAAGATCGTTCTTCCAAAGCTTAATCTGCGACTCTGTTACACTCATAGGTTCAACAAAAACACCAAGACTAGATACTTTCGTATAACCATTCTTGTCGTAAACAACCTTCAAACGAAGCTTTGTTTTCTCCTCCTTCTCGAGAGCCAAAATGGTTTTAACCCAATTTATCATCTCTACAAAAGAAGATCCTTCAAAGTCTGGATGTGTTCCTAATACAGAATCAATAATCTGAAGGATACGACCGAACTGCTGATCATCACGCTTCTGAAGGTCTTCATCAGTCTTGATCCACATATTCTTCTCGTTCTTCCACTCAGTCATTGTTGCTGTTTGGCCATTCTCATTCTCGAAGATTATCTCCAAGAAATCACGACCATTAGGAGTCTTGTTTACGTTAACTTCTTTCAAAGTTATATTCTCGTTAATGCCTACAGGCATATATGAACTACTAAACTCAGTATTGTTTGTAGTTGCGGTTTTTGTACTATACATAGTTCCTTAGATTTTATTCAGGTTTATAAACTTTATCCCAATATGTTGTTATACTTCCATCTTCATTGCCTGTTGCAATGACGATATCTTTTCCCGCGATATGACGAGCACGCGCCTGCATTACACTTGTTTCGTCTTTCGTTTGAAATGAAATATGTGTTTCGTTCCCTTTTCGATAGACATAACCTACTGCATCTGCAAGTCCACATACAATTCGACCTAATTTTCCAATAAGGTCTATTTCTCTCGCATTTACTTCTTGTCCATCTTTATCTGTGATACTATCTTTGACATGTCCTATAAGTATGAACTCATCACAGAGATCCTTGAACATATCAATTACTTTCTTTACAGCATCTCGAAGATATTTATAACCGCCACCTTTCGGTAGAGTTGTAATATCGTCGCCTTTCCAATTTTTGCCCATTTCTGTGCGTCTGTAAATGTTAGCTGCATATCCTAGACAGATGTCCTCTAGACGAGTTGCATTATCGATTGTTATATGTTTATAAAATTTACGACCAGCTTCGTCGTTTTTAGCTCGAATAGCCTGAGCAATCTGACCAAGGTCTTCTATCGTGCGTGCTTGTACAGCCATTGCATCAATAAAAGTAGAACCTCCTTCGAGGTCTATAATCAAATTGTTAGGTATCTGAGCTACGCAGCTGGTCTTTCCTGATTTAGGCAGACCATACAGTATCAAATACTGAGGGTTTACCGAGGTCGCAGGAACCGGTTGTGTAGGTAGTACTAAGCTCATAATTGTATTACTAAATTATTTCTTAATCGTAATCTTCAGACCATCAGTGTAAATGGTAGCAATGGTCTTCTTCATACTATCACCGAGGTTGTAGAAGAAACTGTCATCCATCAGATTAAAGTAGAAAATCTGATCGTTAATGTGGATATAATCATCGGTAATCATAATATAATCACCGTTAGACAGCTTCATCACCTTATTCTTCTCAAACGGACACTTGAAAGCAAGCTTCGTCAGGAAGTTATAAGCCTTAGTGAAATTATCGTTGTTATTGCCGAAAATGAAAGCATTCTCGAGATTATCACTGTTATTCTTAATCTTAATCTTGATCTTAGTATTCATAGGACACTCAGAACAAGTATTGGTAGCAGTATTGTTATAGCCATACAACCAAGGATTCTTCTCTGCTATATCACTAGCAATAAGGTCATCAAGAACCTTAGAATAGTTTGTAGACTTATAAAAGGGACAATAAAACGTTGAAGGATTATTCTTAGGATTAAAAGTATACTTTGTCATAATTCAGCCTTTCTTTTAAAATGTTAATACTAGTCCGATGCATTAACATTCAAGAAGGTTGTTGTACATAAGGTCGTTCTCGAATTCAAGGATACAAGGCTTACCAGCATCCCTGTTTTTCAAAACGTGAATATAAACCTTGTTTTGTGTAGGTAAATGATTAGGACCATATTCTTGTATGCCCAACACCTCAGGTCGATGAATGACCAGGACATAATCTGATGCCTGGAAAATCGCATCGGACGATGACAGATCACTTCGCATAGGATAGTGACTCATAGGGTTATTAATCCTTTCTGGAGCTTCTATATTTCTATTCATCTGAGTAAGTTGTACTATCGATGTCATCGGTAGCTTCTTTACTTGGATAAACACTCGCTGTAATTCTGCAATTGTTTCCAATACAGAACCTATAGGCTTAGTAAGCAAAGCGTGATCATAAAGAATCACGAAATGCTTATTTGTGCCTTTTACATAAGTATTATAGAAGTTATATATAATTTCTTGTACTTGCATGGGAGTAGTAGGACTATCTACGAAATAGATAGGATACTCCTTTAGCTGGTTGCATACTGTGATGACTTGCCCCATTGTAGCATCATCCAGACTCATTTCTGAGCTATACAAAGTCGAAGTCGTTTTCCTGAGCTTATTTGAAAGCGTCCTTCCAACTTGCCTAAATCCAACCATCTCTAACGAGAAGTTCAATACTATTACATCTTCAGTAGGATTAAGATCTATGATATCAGTTTGGAGAAGATTAGCAAAGCTACTCTTACCCGATCCAGAAATACCAGCTATGGTAACAACGGTATTGGGTTCAATACCTCCCATACACTGCTTATTGAACTTTTTCCATCTAGTTTTCAAGGACACAATGTTGTGTTCTTTGCGCCCTTTGATATAGTTGATAGCTTCTTGAGCTACAACTTTCATCGAGCGTACATTAGATAATGTCTGTTCCATAAGAGTTTACTGCTTTTTGTTCAGTATCCTGCATTTCTTCCTCAATCGCTTCCCATTGTGAACGCGTTAACCAATTCCACATAGTCATCATATAGCTTAGACTACCTTCACGCATGCGTTTAGATATCTCATAGTCGAGACACTTTATAAGGTGTTCGGCCATTGCGCTACTTCTTCCACATTTAGTGTTGAAGAAATGACGACATTTGTTTACATTGGCTCGTAGATAGGATTTACTCCCATCTGCTCGTGTTACATACACTGGGTACATATCATAGAAGACATCAAAGTAGTCCTTCTTAGGAAGAACTGCTTCTTTAAGCTTGTCTGTCGGCTGATATGTAATTGACTCACCGCTCTCAATCGCGGTTACTAGTTCTTGATTGACTAAGTATGATATTTCGTCGTCGCTTATAAGGCTGATAACGTTGCGGACGTCTTGATATATTGGTTGATTCTTACCCAATATCATACTTAGGAATACTAACTGATTCATAGATATACCTGGAAACTCGTCCAGGATTTTTGTGTTTACTTCAATAATCATAATTGGTCATCAAATAAACTTAGTTGCTGTTCAGTGAAGTCGGCAACTATCTTTTTTGCTTCACTGATGTAGTAACGATAGTTAATCTTTCGATCTTCTATCGGTCGATCATCAAACTTATTCAGGATAGTTACCCCTGATTTAGTTAACATATTTTGTGCCTTATCGAACAAATCCATAAGAGTGTGGACTTCTTTTCCGTCTTTATCTCTCTTAAATAGATATGCTCCGTCGGTACTCGCGTAGAATCTATTAATGCGTTGCACTCGATTTTCCCCGTGCCACACTTCGAACTTCTTATCAACCTGTTGGCTTACAAGAAAATCCCTGATATCTCTATCAGATTTAATAAATTCTTCTATTGGTTCTCCTTTCACAAAGTAGTTCATCACCGCCTTTGGTATAACCACAGGTGCAAGTCCTTTGCCTAACTTGTTTTTTGTAATAAACATACCTTTTTCCTCTATCTCTCCACCCTTTAAGACACCAAAGTAGTCATTAATAGCGTATTGATAGAATGCTTCATATTCGTCAGATTCGAATTCTAGACGTGTAAGGGCTTCCACCTCCTTAATAGCGTCTGAAACAGCCTGTTTAAGGCCATTTTTAGCCCTGTAGACGACTCCATCAGTGTTGCACTGAATAATCTCACACCCGAGATCTAAAAGCCTGTCTACGAGCAAAAGAAGGATTAACTGACCGTTAATTCTTATTCTAAAAACATTAAAGGGATCGTACATCCAACTCACTTCCTGCTGCATTTTACCAGTAGGCGAGTTAAGCACAATCTTTAGAAACAAGTTTTTAGTCTTCTGACCAGTACGTTTCGCTTCTAGCCTTTCGGCTTTCAACTGGGCAAACAGTTCGCGAAATATTTCTCCACCCTGACGAGGGCCAAATCCGTATTCGATTAGCAAACTAGGGTACATTGACGCCACATCAGCGTGCCCTATAAACTCGTCGGCCTTAGGAAGGAATATCTTTGGTGTATGTATGGTATGGATACCACCTACACCGACAGAATATACCACGTTCGAGAGAACAAACTTCTTCTCGTAGCCTTTTCGCTCCTTAGAATATACTACCTGTTTCTTCATATCTTCCAAGACGCTCTGTAACTTTGGGTTTTTGTATTTTATATATGGCAGAATTACATCCTTCAACGGAATATAATCCATAGGAGAACGCATTTCCTTTATAACATTTTTCGGAATACCCGATTTCTCACTAAATTTCTCAAGCAAGAAGGTTTCTGCCATCTTAACAGAGTCCATAGATAGGCAATCGATACCGTGTTCCTGTTCAATAAACAGACGCAACTCGATATCTGGTTGTAGTCTATAAAACAACTCTGTAGTAGATTCAACATCGTTAATGTTGTACTCAATCATTTCATCTATCTTATCCACAGGGATAGGTAGTGTGAAATCACCATCATACTCCTGCACGTTTTTGTAGTGCATTGTTACTTGCATGGTCTTAAGACCTACGCGCAGTTTCTGACTAAACTGCATGGTTAGTAAATCCATTGAATAGAAGTACTTAGCATACTTCCACCTTTTGTAAGACGAACTGTCGCCTTCTTCGGATTCTATGATCTTCTGTGATAAGTTGGATACAGATTGACAGACTCTCTGCCAAGGGAGTTGATCGAGTTTATAATAATAATCGATCATATAATTTATAATAACATCATCATAATGTTTATTGTTATATCCACAGAACATTCTGTCGTTGTTCTTATAAAAGAAGAAATCAACTAACTCAGTTAGCTGATTCCTTCGTTCAGATATCTCAAATTTTATGACTTTGTTGGTTTCTGTATTTTTTACACAGCAATGGAAGCAATTGCTAAACACCTCTATGTCATATACATTTACACATAGGTCTTTAATCTTCATGCTTCTTTATTTTGTTGTTTCCCACCGCCTATTGCTAGACACTTCG